AGCGCGGAAAAATTACCGAGGTCGTGGGGGTCGACTCGCAAAAGGTATTCTCGTTCAGCGCTGATACGGCGTTTACGAAGGACCAGATGGGGTTTCTTCTACTGGATGCCACTGGGGCCAATCGGTCGTTCTCTTTGCCATCTTCAAACGCTGCGCTTGGCGTCAGGGATGTCGTCGTTCGCCGAGTCGACAATAGTGGAAACCGACTGGTGATCAATGCCGCAGCAGGAGAGAAAATAAGGTTTCACACTCATCTAAACGCCGCTGGTTATTCCTTTCTGGTTTTGATGGGGGCCGGCGACTGGTGGCAACTACGTAGCGATGGTGCTGGAAGCTGGTGGCCGATAGGGCGATATGACAACACGCCTTTGGGGAGGCCGGTTTTCGAAACAACGACGCTGTTCAGCCCCGGCGGATATGGCGCGCTCAACGGCGCGCTGCTTAGCCGCGCCGAATGGCCTTGGCTTTGGGATCATGCGCAAAAATCCGGGATGGTCTACACGGAAGCAGCTCGTACCGGCAAGGAAGGTGGATGGACCAGTGGCGACGGTGCTCAGACCTTTCGTGGGCCTGAGGGACGAGGCGAGTTTTTGCGGGTACTGGACGAGTCCCGTGGCGTCGATACATCGCGTGTCGCTGGCTCTTGGCAGGACGGTACTTGGCTGAGGACAGTGGCTCAGGAGTGGAGCGGCTCAGACGTAGAGACTGGCAGCTATCTGCTGGGCAACGGCCATGCGCAGGCAGACGGGCGTCTGAATTCCACAGGTCCCGGGGGGCTGTTGCCGCCAGGCGCATTAGTCCCTGCCGGCGGTTCCGCATACCTCCCAGAGACGACAGACAATGGCGTTATGGCAACTGTTATGAGAGACCAGCAACCGATGAATAACTGGATTCGTTTTCGTAGTCGCAACATGGCCTATCCGGGCCGTATCAAACTGATCTGAGGACACTATGCCTACTTACTTGATAGACGACTCTGGGGCCCTGATGGGGCCCGTTGAATTACCGGTGGTTCCTGGGCTAGGCGAGCAAACTCCCAGCAACGCTGTAAGCATCAACGAAGTACTCAACGAGCCAAATACAGGGTTTGCCTGGACGTTGGTCGATGGTGAGCTGCGGCAGGTTATAGATCTGCGCGGCTCGATGTATCGAATAACCGATGGCTCGGTAGAGGAGTGGAACGGCCTCGGTTTGCCGCCTGAACGGCTTACCGCCAAACAATGGCCTGGCAAATATTACGTTTGGCGAGAGGGTGATTGGTCTCTTGATACAGAAGCGCAGAAGATCGCATTGGCTTCGGCTGCTTTGATCCTTCGTGACCAGCATTTACGGGAAGCTGCCACACGTATCGCTCCGTTGCAGTATGCCAAGGATCTGGGAGATGCCACCGAGGCGGAGAATGCAAGTTTGCTGGAGTGGAAACGCTATAGCGTGGAACTGAACAGGATCGAGCAACACCCGGATTACCCTTTCCAGATCAAGTGGCCTTCACCGCCTTCGGATGCAGCTCCCCTCTAAACACCACCGCGAAAGCGGTTTTTTTATGCCCAGCTTTCGAGGTCTTCACGTGCGGGTTGAGCATGTGCGAATTCCTCAAAGACCCTGCCCACTAAAGGAGGGATACCTTATGAAAGCTTGATTCATAACGCTACACAGCACCCGTCGCATTAAGGATAGCTCAGGATTTTCTGTAGGGAATCTGGGGCGCACCTAAATGGCCATCCAGTAATAACAGCACTCTCTCAATACTCAACACAAAGGAATTAACTATGAACATCGTCCCCATCACTCGTAACCCTCAATGGGCCGATCAGGCTCACACCTCCATGACGCTCTGGGTGATCGTCAGTGAACCCGGCTATATGGATCGGCAGGACGCCATATCGGTCTCTGCCAATCATCCGGATCCGCAATATGTAGCGTTTTACAACCGGGCAATCGCTGGAGAGTTTGGTGAGATTCTTGAGCCAAGCGAACAGACGATTCTTATGAACATCAATGCGCAGCGTGGCGTCTACCTGGACAACGCTACCAAGCGAATCAACGAGCTGGATTTTCAACTGACCATTGTGCAAAACGCCATTGCATCGGGTTCGGCCACTGTCGCGCAAATCGAGTCCCGGCCTGCGCTGCAAGCCGAGCTTGATGCGTATTCGCTTTACCGGGCACAGCTCTCCAATCTGAGTTCGCTGCCAGGGTTCCCCCTGTCTTTTGTCTGGCCTGTTCCACCTGCAACTCCCTTCGTTTACGTAAAGCCGTCGGATGTGCCTACGCCTTCTACAGGCGTGAGCGAAGATGAACTGCCTTGGATCATGAGCAGCATTCGTAACCCTCGCTGGGTCGATCAGGCTCATACCGCTATCGTGCTTCTGGTCGTTTTTGAGAAAACCAAATATACGAAAGGCGAGGAGGCCGTCACTGTTTCTGCCAACGCACTCAAGCCGCAAGCCAGAGAACTCTTCAATCGTGCCTTTAACGGCGAGTTTGGCGTGATTCTCGAGCCGATCACGGAAGCGGGAACGGGCGATGTCATGACTCAGCGCGACGGATACTCGGCCCTGGCCACTGCGAAAGTCGATTCGTTGATCAGCAGGTTGAGCACCGTGCAAAGTGCCATTGAAGCCCAGTTGAAAACCCTGCCTGCACTACAAGCCGAGCTCAATGCTTACTGGCTATACAGGGTGCAGCTCGCCCAACTCGATGCGCAGCCGGGCTTTCCAGGGTCGTTTGTATGGCCCGTAGCGCCCGCATCGCCATTCGTGTACGTAAAGCCGGTTGAACAGCCAGCACCTTTTATAGGCGTAAGTGCAGACGAGCTACCCAAGTAATCACGCCCCGCACTGACGGGGCGTTGTTTTATCCGCAGTGCGCGTCGTTCTGGAAAAAGTAGTACTTCATCGACGCGTGATGCCAGCAAGCTATTTAGGAGGAATCCATGCTTATCAACCAGCAACAACTACTGCAAATCCTCCCCGACGCCGGCCCTAAAGCCGGCGTTTTTGTGTCTGCTCTCAACGTCGCCATGACTCGTTACAACATCAATACCCGGCTGCGCATTGCTGGATTCATTGCCCAGATCGGGCATGAATCCGGGCAGTTTCGCTATGTGCGGGAGCTGGGCAGCGACAGCTACCTGGCGAAGTACGACACCGGGCAGTTGGCACTGCGTCTGGGCAACACGCCAGAGGCGGACGGCGATGGCCAGCTTTATCGCGGTCGGGGGCTGATTCAGGTGACAGGGCGGGCGAATTACGAAGCGTGCGGGGAAGCGCTGGGGCTGGACCTGTTGAGTCAGCCGCAGTTGCTCGAACAACCAGAGCACGCCGCGATGTCGGCGGCGTGGTTCTGGGACCGGGCAAACCTCAACGCACTGGCAGACAAGGGTGATTTTCTGATGATCACCCGCCGCATCAACGGCGGCACCAATGGCCTGGCGGATCGACAGGCGCTTTACCAGCGGGCCTTGGAGGTACTGCCGTGAAAATGCTGGATGTGCGATTCCTGATCCTCGCATTCGTGCTGGGGTCGGGGCTGGGTACATGGGTCGCCTGGAAGTGGCAGGCGGCCCGCTATGGTCTGCAACTGTCGGCGCAACAACTGGCCTGGCAGCACGAACGCGAGCAGGCGGCATCCGCTGTCATCGAGTGGCAGGCTGCCGAACAGTCACGACGGCGGGCATTGGAAGTCCGTCTGCAAAACAACGATACAAACCTTCACAAGGAGTTGAGCGATGCACAGACCTCTCAAGCTCGTTTGCGCGACCGTCTGGCCACTGCTGATCTGCGGCTGTCAGTCCTCCTCGCCAGCCCTGCCGCTGGTGACGGAATGTCAGCCACCACCGATGCCGGCAGCCTGGTTCATGGAGGCCCGCGAGGCGAACTTGACCCAGCGGCTGCTGGACGAATTGTCGCCATTACCGACGACGGCGATCAGGGATTGATCGCCTTGAAGGCCTGCCAAGCCTATGTGCGTGAGATTGCGCACTGATGTTCCTTTCGGCTCCCCACCCTCGGCCATCGTGCCCCTGCCTGAATCCCGCCTCCGTCAGGAGGCGCGGCCTTTTTTCCCTCCTTAATAGTCCGTTCAGTCTGCCTTGCCTGGTACATTCATATTGCACCGGCCCATTCGGTACGCTAATGTCCCGAAACGTACCGATGAGACCCCTTCCGTGACGACAGTCAGCAAGCTTTTGATGCGCGTAATCAAGGCTCACGCCCGTTGGCGTTGGCGCGCCTGACTATTTCCTTGCCGGCCCTGCCGGACCCGTACCTGCATGCCTTCGATTTGTAATGCTTTCTGCCCCGGTTCCCCCACGCTTTGCGGCTGAGAGGGGAGGCTTGAGCGAAGCAGAATCCGGAAGGCTCGAATCAAGTCAGTAAATCAAAAGGTTGATAGCAAAATGTTGCTGATGATCGATAACTACGACTCCTTTACCTACAACGTTGTGCAGTACCTCGGTGAGCTGGGAGCAGACGTCAAAGTCATTCGCAATGACGAACTGACCATTGCCCAGATCGAAGCCCTGAACCCCGAGCGCATCGTGGTATCGCCCGGTCCGTGTACGCCCAACGAAGCAGGCGTATCGCTTGAGGTGATCAACCACTTCGCCGGCAAATTGCCGATTCTGGGTGTCTGCCTTGGGCATCAGTCCATTGGCCAGGCATTCGGGGGCGAGGTGGTGCGTGCGCGTCAGGTAATGCATGGCAAGACCAGCCCGGTGGTACACGAAGACGGTGGCGTGTTCGAAGGCCTTAATCATCCATTGGTGGTAACCCGCTACCACTCGCTGGTGGTCAAGCGCGATACCTTGCCCGAGTGCCTGGAAGTGACGGCATGGACGTCGCTTGAAGATGGGCTCTGTT